AAATCTGTAGAAAATGTACCGTCGCCAAAATCCCAACGAATGTTTTTATTTGAAATTTTTCTACTATTAAAGTTACTAGTAACACCCGCACTCAGACTTACAGCGTTTAAAAGATCAGCTTTAAAGGTGAGTGGTGTTTCTTTGAGAGAAAAGGAAGACAGTACGTTAGAACCTGTATAGTCTATAACGTCAAACGGTACATATGCATGATTGAGACTATATGTCATTAGTATTCCTTAATTAAAGCTTGTAGGGATGGCGTGATAACGTTAATCTTATTAATAAAATTTAGTGAGTCTTTTAAATATGGGTATTTAAAATACGGCAACTGAACATCTTGAGCGTAGATTTCTATATCCGTATAAGGATACACAGGGTTGTAGGCAATAAAACTTATACCGGGTGTAATGTATGTAGTACCGTTGACTGTACGCTGTGTGGTAATGCTATCTACACCTTCAATAGCAAGAATTTGATTAGTTAAATCGGTTACACTGAGTCTAAGACCGAGATTATCTTTTGTTGTTGCAAAATAATCTGTTATAACGCCTGCGATTAATTGTTTAAGCAATAAAGCATCTCTTTTTGATGTAACGGCGCGTTGTACTACTAGTGTTGTTTCATCTCCAATACTTGGAATAAGAGTTTCTTAGGATAAACTAACCCCTAAATTAATTTCTACGTATACAGGATCATTTACAATAATTTCTGCTGTTGTAAGCTTAACGTTTACTAAATCGTTAAGTATGAGTTGTTTTTGGGAATCGTTAAGATAACTTACTCTTGTTGTAAGAGATGTTGTTTTTATTAATTTTGGTACCGCATAAATATACACATTATTAAAATTACTTGAATCAGCAAATTTTACTTGATTTAATAGTACACGTGAATTGATATTAGGCTTAGCAACACCAATATCAAAATAGTATTTTAAATGTCCGGAAATATAATCCCAATTATTAATAACACGCGTCGACGCAATAATATTGCTATAATTTTTATTAATATGATTAGCAAAATCATCAGCTGTAATAAGTCTAAATTGACTCTTAAAGGTGTTAGGAGCGTTATTTTTTATGCTCGTAACGTCTTCTGCATCTGCATATTTTGTTGATGAGTCAATGTTCGAAAATGTTATATTAGCTGCTTGAGCTGTGGTTAGTAAGTTAGAATTTAATGAAATTGTGTCGGTTTTAATTAAATTAAATCTTGCAGTGTTATAAAAGGATAGTTTTTTATTATTGAGAAGACCAGGGCCGACCTCACCTCTCTGACCATCTGTTTGTAGGTAGTAAATTGCAACTTCTGCTCCAGTATTGAGTTGCTGACCGTTTATATTATTGCCGAATTTAATTTCATATCTACCATTTTCATTTAAGCGAATTTCATACTTTGTTGCGTTTGAGCGCTCGAGGAATAAAGACTGCGTCTGAGCCCATTGTACCCACTTAGCGCTTGCTGTTGTATCTTTAACATAGATATGAATATTAAAATGATCAATATTAACATTCACACCTACAGGGTCAACAACTGTTATTGTTAGAACTTCAAACGGCGCGCCATTTGCAAAATATGACGGGTATTCGGTAAATGAACCTTGATATAGTAAATAATTGCTCTGCAAATCCGCTAATACTTCTGTTGCGTCTGTTGTTTTTGTAAACGTTACGTCAGTGTTAAAGGTGTACGGTGTACCGTTAATATTAAAATACGAATAGCGCGGTATAGTGTAGGTATTTGCTTGTAAAGTGTTATTAGCTTGTGCTTTAAAAGGTAAAATAGCTGTTTGCTTACCAATGGGATTATACCCAATAAGCTTTACAATCTTATTAACGTTTTCGTATAGCTCTGCTGTTGTGAAAGTACTTTCCGAGCTTGTTCTATTCAAATAAAATAATAATACATGATATGAATACGCAATAATATCGATTATCGATGATAGGTTACTACCTTCAAAACGTTGATCTGTATAGTTATTAGTAGCGTTGAGTCTTTTAATAATGAGATTCTTTAAGCTCAGCGCATCAAACGCTGCGTAACCGTCGATAGATAAATTAAAATCGTTATATTGATTGTTGTTTGTTGCCATATTAATTTTTATGATGTAAAGACAAATCCCGAAGTACTTAATACACCTCGAAGCTGAAAACTAGTGTTGTTAAGCGTTGGTATTCTAAAGCTTATATTAATAATATATTGTTGACTATTGGGATCTGCTATTACTTGTACTTTAGTGAGATTAACGCGTGGTTCAAACGTCGTTACACCGCTTACAATCTGATTACCGATTGCATTACCCATATCTTCATCGCATGCTTCGAAGACATATTGCATTAAGTTCAAACCAAAATATGGATTAAGAATTTTCTGACCAGGTATTGTGGTGAACAAATTAAAAAGTGAATTTCTTATTGCACCGAGATCAAAATCCGCAACAATATCAACAATTTCCTTATCTCTGAGTAATTCATTATTTTGTGTATATGATCCAAACGATACACTGTTATAAATTGGTATGAAGTCGAGATGTAAATCACTATATGTATAGTTCTTAGTAGATTTAGCTGGTTGCTCTATTACAGACTGTAATTTAATAGTTGCCACATATATATTTATAAAGGTTTCTTGGTTTCAATAATTGGTTTATTGATACAGGAACAATAAATAATAATAGATGAAAAAGCGTTTTTTAGCTATATACGAAAGTTGGTTAACAGCAAGCAACCATAGCGGTTTTCTTGTAGGTAACATTGTCAAGTTCAAGGATAATGCATTAAAGCATGATTTTCTTAAAGCGCTATCAGATGAAGCGGTCAATGCGATTAAAGCACTTGCTGCGAGTAAGGGTACTCTTAGAATCACGAATGTAGTTAACAAATATCCTGCAGGAATGGCAGCAAGTAATCCTGATGACTTTGGTCCTGATTTCAGTATTGAGGTTAGTGAAGATATAGGTGGTGGTCGTATTATCAATAGTGCTACCGTACATCCTGGTATGATTCAAAAAATCGATACAACACCGAATCTCGAACCTGTTCCTGATAAAAATAAGTATAAGAACAAGGTTACCATCAAGCCTGAAGTAGTAAAGGACGAAGCTGAAGAAGTACCTTTCTATTCACCAGCTCGTACACGTACATCTGATCTTGGTAATGGTAAAATCAGTTCTGGCGATCGTTCTTTAAAGAACGTTAATGTTAAAATTCCAGCTGTTCCTAACGCCACTAGAAAAGATCCTGCCTCTTATACAGCAGACTACTTACCTAAGGCTTAATATCGGAGAGTTGAATTAAACAGGCATAGCAGTTAAGCTCCTGATCTACACAAAACGCTGATCGATAAAGATATTCAGATACTGTAAGTAAATAAAATCTCTTAAGGTCTGAATTTGTCTCTGTATCATCAATGTAATTAAAAAGGTTACGCAAAAGAAGAACGTAGTCTGAATTAAATGTATGTTCGCTTTCAATCAAAGCCTTTCTCAATGTCTCAATATTTCTTTTCTTTACTTCATTAAAGATTAACGCCAATACTTTATTATTTTTCGTATCTGATAAAATAAGCTTTCCTGTCGATGAAAATTTCTGCAATTCATTAATACACTTACGCAAATCAGGGTATGTACCTTTAACAAATTCAACAAACTTAACCTTCTGACTATCCTCTAAAGTAATACTCTCCTTCCTAAGGATAGTGGCACATCTTTTTACAGCAATATCTAAGGGCGGTGTTAAGTCAAAACTCTGACAGCGACTTTGTAGAGCTGGAATAATTCTATATCGATAATTCGCTGTAAGAATAAATCTTGTAATACCAGCGTACTCTTCCATGGTGTTTCTCAGAGCACGTTGTGCGTCAATAGAAAGACCGTCCGTCTCATCAAGAATAATTACCTTAATCTTACCGTCAATACTCATAGTCTGAGCAAAGCTCATTACTTTTGTACGAATGGTGTCAATACCGTTTTCATCAGAAGCGTTTATATACAAGTACTGACAACCAAGGATATCGTTAACAATAATCTTTGCGCTCGATGTCTTACCGATACCAGGTCCGCCTGTAAAGAGTAGATTAGGGATCTCTTCTTTTACTTTATAGGAATTTAGTATATCCCTTATCTCAGGTGTACAGATAAAATCTTCAAGAGTATGTGGGCGATATTTTTCACACCAAATATTAGAAAAGTCGTAACTCATTTTATCGGCCGGAGCTACCAAATCCTTTTTCACCGCGATCTGAACCCTCTACCTTACCCCACTCTACCGGCATATGAATGCTAAAATAAATGACAAACTGAGCAATACGATCGCCAGCTTTAACAGGGTAATCAACGTCTGTGCTATTATAAAGCTTAATACCAGCGTCACCTCTATAAGCATTATCAATAATACCGGGGTGAGCTGATACACCGTGCTTAAACCCAAGCCCTGACCTACTCTCAACCTTAATCCAATATCCTTCTGGAATATACGCAAACTTTAACCCGACCCCGACAACGGCACTACCTCGAGCTGGAATTACGACATCCTCAACGCTATAAACATCATAGCCTGTATCAGATTCATGATTCTTAGTTGGAAGCTTAGCGAGGTCGTGTGTCTTTTCAAACTTTAAAATAGGAAGATATTGGATATTCGGATCAGCAATCATATATCACTATAATACTATACCTTTAATTAAAATCAACCGGGGATAAGTATATAGACAATATGGAAGAAGAGTTAAATGACGAAGTTGGTACCTTGCTTGATCAACTTCAAGCAGTTAGCATAAAAGCGGAGAAGGTAAAAGAAGAAAGAGATCCTCTAAAGAAAGAAGACCTCGAGGACTTTGTCATTCAGAGAGGAGGAGCGCTTGTAGAAGATGCTTTAGATATGGTTGCCACGATGCGTGACTTTATTGTATCAGCTCCCAATGCTGAGGATGTTGGAGCCTATGCTGATCTCATTAAAGCTACTTCAACAGCACTTGAGGCATTAAACCGATTAACTGTTACAGACAAAAAGTCTGCAACTTCTATTAAGCTTAAAGAGATGGATATTGCTTCGAGAAAAGAATTACAGCAGACAGACAATACTCAGCGTATACTAGCTACAAGAGAAGAGATATTTAAAATGTTAGTTGATAAAGCAAAGCCTCTTGAGGCAGAGCTTATAGAAAATAAACCTATTAATTAATCAACAGGTTTACCGTTTTTAGCGTTACTATCTGTATTTGGATTTTTATCGCAAGTTGTTATCTCTGTCATAATAGCATCGTATATCTCTTCAGGATCAGGTATCATTTCCTTGAGCATCTTGACAATATCAAATTTATTAATAATGTTAGCTATAAGATCATCGAACTCCTTTTTAATTTGTTTTTCAATATCTTCAAGTTTAGGAAATTTTAAATTAGTTATTTCATCGAAGCTTGGTAATTTAATTATTGGTAATTTAAAATTACAAATAATACCCTTAATTGACTTTTCAAGAGATATAATGCCTTGTAAGCTCGTTGGTGGTCCATTGTGGAATAAATCTGTAGCAATACTTGTTATTTGATTGAAGTCGTTTGGTAATGATCCAAGATCAAATTGACCACCTGACATATTGAGCGATGGGAGACCGAACTGCTGTGTGAGACTTTGAGCAGCATTACCAAATAATCCTGTTACAGATCCTATTGGATTAGATAGCATACTTGTTAAATTAGATCCACCTGGTAGATTACCGAGTGCGTTTGTAGCTATACCGATTCCTGGTATTTTCGCTATAGTTTGATTAATTTGCGTAGTGGGTAGTATATTACTAAATGCACCTGTAGCGTTAGATGCAATATTACCGATCAATTGATCTGATTTACCAAAAACTAAACTGCTATATTGACTAAACCTATTGCTTATATTGCTTACAATAGAACTGCTTCCTGTATTAAAAATTTGCGATGCGGCATTAAATGTTGCATTACCGGGTGGTGGTGTAGATGCTGATTGCGTTGGACCCTTGCGCCCACCACTTGTTCTTGCTTGATCAATTATTTTTATATCAAACTTAATTGCAGAGAGGGAAGCTATAGCTCTAAATTGATTAGTTGTCTCGACTTGAATTTTTTTACCTAAAGCGTCTACTGTAACCCACGATCCTTCGATATTTACTTCATACTTAAAGGGTGTTACTAGTTGCTTATTACTATATTGTCCTTGTGCCTTAAGTTGAAGCGCTGCTTGACCCTCTGGAGTTGGCGAATTTACTGACAGAGCCTGTGCAGCGGGTGTTAATACCTGCGCAGGATTTGGTGTTGCACCTGG